TCTGTTTCCGTTGCAAGAAACATATAAATCTTCTGAAAGTCTGCGCTATCAAAAAACGTGCTGTTGTATACAAAGCCTGCGTATTCAAAAATGTATTTAATTAGGTACTGTATACGTATGGCAGGCTTAAAGTTTTTAGCTGCTAAGGATTGAGTATAGTTGCTGTTGTTATCCATACCCGTGCCTGGCCCAGCGTATGTAAAGCCTGTACTCGTTCCTTCGTTGTTTGCGTTGTTTGTTGCGTTTAGGCCGTAGTCAGCGAGAGGATAAACAATGACACCATTTCCTACGTTACCTGACGTAACATCATTCGTTAGAGTCCAACTGTCGATTATGTTTGTCCACGTTAGACTGTGATCTAAATCAGTATCTACCGTTCCTGCCTCTGTGATAAACAGTTGCTCCCACGATAAGTCTTTAATCGTCTCAAACAGTTTAGCTAACTCCTCAAAAACTACTACGGTATACTCGTCTTCTGTTGCGCTCAACAGTTGCATGATACCTGACATTACCAAAATGCCGTTGTCGTAGACATCTACGTTAGTTCGCTTTGTTGCTTTAAACGTACCTAAGCTAACGTTGTAGTCGTAGTAGTACGAAAAGAACTTAAGGTTCTCACGAGTAGCAGGCAGCTTAAAATTGAAGCTGTAGGGCGTTCGGTTAGCAAAGGGATTTGCTAGGTCTTGGAAATGAAAGTTTAACTGAATCGGTACTTTAGGCGTGTCTAATTGTACCTGGTCGCTTCCGTCTTGAGAAGTAGCTATTAATTGTACCATTACCTAGTTGGTCGTAATCGTGAAATTTCTACCTGCACTTGATACGATGTCAAACCATCGCTAACTGATGTCTTGCGTTGAAACGATGTGTCGCTAACTGCAACTCGTACCGCTTTGTTTTTATCTGCTCCCGTAGAATTCGTGCCGTAGTCATCGCTGCCTGTCATGTATACGCGCTCGCTATTCATTAGCGACATCATCAAGGGACTAAGAACTTCAGGATTCCCAAACGCCGTACTTAAACTAAAGGTTGTAGTAGTTATAATGTTTGATTGTGTCTTGCCTTCTTCGTAGCTGTACTTGTTGTAAGCCGTTGCACCTAGACCATTTGCATCATAACTATTGCCTCCAATTTGCCTATACTCCGTTCGCTTAATTGATTGGCTTAATTGCGACTTGCCATTGAACACTAAACTGTCTAGGCCGCCTTTGCTGTTCCACCAATGCAACGTGTAAAACTCCCCTGCTTGTTGGAACTTGTTGCAGTCTAAACGCTCAAACCTATAGGTAGCTGATACTGCGTTACCGCCTAATCCGTCTAATAGCGTAATCTCATAATGAGTCCAATATTGATTGGCGGGATTAGCTGGTGATGATTGACCTGAATAGCCATTTAAATTCGCTGTACCTACACCTAAGTACAGTAGGCGTTCTGTATCTGCGCTTACGGTACTTGGTGGCACACCTCCATTGGCAACGCTATTTTCTATTTCAGTTGTACTTAATTGAGTTGCGTTCTTAAAGTATCGAATTCTAACATAGGTTGCAGTAGATGCGGAAGTATTGATAAAGGCTAAAGCTGCCCAATTCGTTTTGCCTGTGTCGTAAACTACGTAGTTTGTATATACGCCTGCTACCAATGGCGCATCAGAAAGAAACAAAGCATTAGAATCGTCGGGTATGTACTGTGCGCTGTCTGTCGTTTCAATTACCGTTGACGTAGGTAAGGTAAAATTGCCTGACACCAATTCCACAGTTTGATCTGTTGCAGGTAACAATGTAAGCACAGGCTCAAGTGAAGCACTAGCTGCGTACTGATAACCAAACCGCATTGTTACAGTCTTAAAGGCATTTGTGTTTGTACTAAGTAAATTACCTAATGACTGACCTAAAAACCATTTGTCTTCATCAGGCTTCACAAACTGCGCTGCAATAATTCGAGGATTAAATACTGCACAGTCTGCATTGTTAGGTAGCTGACGAAGAATAGCTTGTGGTACTCCTCCTACATTTACAGAGCAAGCATATCTGTATTTAGGCTCTCCTGTATTTGTGTCATCCTCTACCACGTAGATTAAATCATCATACGAACCGCGCAACCCTGTGCTTGTCTGATTTACGTTATATGCCATTATCCGATATTGTAAATGATTGTGTATTCCTTTCCAAAGTTGCTATCATAAAAGACTTGCAAATCGTTTGTTAAGGCTGTGCTTAGTTTTCGTTCTGCTTGTTTTTCGGTTTGGTCAAATGCTAGTGCGTAATAACCTGTTGGCTTAATGCCTGTCAAGTAAACGCTTCTTGCTATCCTTTGCGACATAGCATCGTAACTCAAAAACCTTCCTTTCTTATCTCTCCAGGATTGATTACTTATGCCTCGATCCGTTATCCATTTTCTAATAGCAGGCTTCAATGCTCCCTTCTTCCCTGTGCCGCTTCCAAATTGATATTCGCTGTCAGGTGCTTTTTCTGATGAAGCTGCGCCTTTAACTCCTTGCTCCACAAAATCCCAATAAGGGACGCTACCACCAAAAGACAAAGTAATTCCCGTTGATGTTTCTAGTATTTCAAAGCCTAACGAATCTGATAAAGCACCCGTAACTACCTTGTCTTTTTCTGACAAAATGTTTCTTGCTCTTGACACAACGCTTGCTCCTAAATCGTTTACGGCTCGTAAAAACTTAGGCATCTTCAGCAGGTATGTATTCTCGCCTACATTTATTTGCACTTCTAACTTAGTCATAGGGGGCAATACAGAGATTCAATGGCGTAGGCAGCTTAATATCAAACTGCGTACTCCACCCTGTGAGCAGGTTATCAAACCTGGCTGTAAACGGTGTGCAGTTTAACGGCAATTCAAAACTCCAAGTATTAGAGATTTCGCTGCTTTGACTAACGTTAAACACGAACTGAGATACTACATCTTGCAAGATTAAATACGTTTCTGTGTAAACCTCAGTCATGACTTCTTGCTGTTTTTCAATCACTAAGTCTCCTACAATGATTTCGAAAGTAAAAACAGTAGCCCCGCCTTCCATTGTCGCTCCAGTACATTGTCCATACAGCAACGGGTAATCAGTCACGTTCAACTTTTCCATGTCCAACGTATCGATAGTATACGTATGAAAACTTTTTAGCTGATCGTGGTTATCTACTATCGTTTGTAAAGCGTTGTTAATGTCTTGTATTGTTTGCATCTACCTTGATGTTTTTTTGTACCGCTACATCCTTTTCGTAAGAAAGGAACGTCAGTACATCTTCTATATAAAGTTCTGTTACCCCATTCATATTTGACACGTTACCTTTAGCTAGTTCGTAGATAGTTGAGAACCAGCCCCATTTACTGTGAATTGTTTTAGCTTTTTTGTCTGCTCCTTTTTGCTCAAAGAGTGTTGCATAGTGATGGCTAATTCCTTTTCGATGTTGCAAAAAAAAACCAATGCGCCTATAGCTACATCCATTTTTAAGTTAAGCATTTTTGCCTTTCGTTCCTTGCTTGGGACGTATGTTTCTATCTCGTAACAATCATGGCGTTCATGCACAATTGGTCTGTAAAGAATGGACATAATGACGTGCAGATTATCAAACATCCCTTGGTTACAATACGTATCAAGGTCTGCAAATTCTCCTACTGTTAGCGTAGTCCAATTAGGAATAAACCCATACCATCTGTTATCAAGCATAACCTTCTGTTGCAATGGTTGCTTCATAGTTGAAGCGTCAGGGTCAGCAATAAACCATGCAAGTAATTCTCCTGCCTTTTCTATCTCGTGCCATTGTGCATTTTTTAGCGAACCAGGCTCTAGTCCTCCTAAGCACTCGATAGCTAGTCGTACTGACTCGTGAGCATTCATAGATTTTTCGTATGCTTTCCAAACGTTTTGGTATTGCTCTATGGTTATTTCGTGGTAACCTTCAGGTAGGCTTACTTTCATCTTATGTAGTATGAACGGTTTCTGTGTGCTAGTTTGTTAAGGCAGCAGTATCTCACAGCGTCGATGCCATGATTCCAAGCGTCCCTAGGTTGTGGAAGTATACGACCATCACGATCAGTATTCCACTTGTAATTTCTAAACTCCTTCTGCAAGTTTAGGCTGTCTGACTTGATGAACAGCTTGTGCCTTCTCATTATGTCAATGCCATTGCGTATGCTGTCTGCTCCCTTACGCGCAGGCTTCACGTTAAAGTTCATGCGCGATAACTCAGTTATGCTTTTTGGTTCTGCGCTATCTGCTATGATTTCATCATGCCTCCCTATATCCCATGTCCTAAACTTCTCGCCTAAATCTTGGTTGGTTAAGCCTCCGCTGTATATCAACTCCTCCATGTACAGTTCATCTCCCCTTTGACTAACTCGAACCAATGCCGCAGGGTCAGCAGCAAATCCAAAGTCTAAGCCATATGCTATGTGCTTTGCGTTCTCAGGCAGTTCGTCGTAGACGTGCGTTTGAAATATAGTTTCCTTGCTTATGCCCCTTTCCCCTAGTCCATAGATTCTCCAATAATTCTCGTCTGTGTCTTTGAGTCTTTCAATCTCATCTATTACCTCCTTGTTTAAAAACGGGTTGTCTAGGTAGGTAGACTTAAAAAAGTCGCAGTCATCCCTAGGTATCACCGTGTCATAAATCCAATGGAACTCTTCACTTGGGTTAAAGTCGATGAAAATTTTATACAGGCAGCGCATAGAAATTTGGACAAAAACCTCCTTTGCCAATTCTGTACACTCATTGAGAAAAACAAAATGGTGCTTTGCGCCCCTAAATTTGTCGGGCTGATCGGCACTTATAAATTGTACTAGGTTACCAAACAGATTGTACGTGTTCTCTGTCTTGTTATGGTGCTTCTCTTGATACCACCCTGCCTCTTGTATGATGTTGAAGAAGTCACGCATCACACTAGCACGAAGCGAAGGAAAACTTCTGCGTATGATAGTTATAGTGAACTGCGAGTTTTGGTACGTGTAACACCATTCGCACAGGCAATGCAAAACTGAATAGGTCTTGCCACTTCTGCTCCCTCCTTGCAAGCAAACGATACGCGCCTTGCTTCCCTTTACATCGTAGTACGCTTTAGGCTGTTTCACGTAGTCTGGTTCTCATCTTCTTGGTCTGTCTTATCCCATACCTCATCAAACCACGAAGGGGGCTTAATAGCCTCTAAAATGGTTACGTCTGTTTCTACTTGCTTAGGCATAAAGTATGGCATCAAACTGCTTAAAGCCTTTAAGTATTTCTCGTCGCTGTTCTCACGCAAGATGCCCAATGAATCTTTAATATTATCCATCTCGCCTTCCATTACCTGGACAAACAATTGCCGTGCCTCACTAGATATTTTGCCCTTAGCACCTTTTGGTCTTCCATTAGGATTTCCCGATTGTCCTTTATCGTACTTAGCCATGTCTGTTTTTTTTCTGTTATTTACAGGTGTTCGTACTCTTTGATAGATTCAAATATACGATGTGCTACTTGTGGCACTATGGCATTTCCGTATGCTTTGATTGATTCTCTTCTCCACTTTGGAAAGGTAATGCCGTCCAGTTCTTGGGGAAGCCCATCATCCAACCCGGAAACAACGGGTTCAGTTTCCCACGAAACCCCAACCGATGCAGATGTTCCGGCAAAGAGCCTGCGCTTCTGCGGTATCTCTTGAAGTACATTGGAGAAGAAAGATTCTCCCTCATTGAGTCGGATGCTGTTGGGGTAAGCAACCAAGTAGCACCGGGAACGGTGGTGGCAGGCACCGATTTCGCTCGCTCTTGTAACTCTCCATTCTGCATTGTACCCCATTCCATCCAATTCACCGAGGATTGTTCTCCAATCTCGTCCATTGTTGGTTCTGAGAATATTCGATACGTTTTCGGCGGCGACGTATTTGGGTCGTATTTCTTTGATGGCGCGAACCATTTCTGTCCATAACCCTGTTCTGTCGCCTTCAAGTCCTTTTTGGCCTTTTCCGTGTTGTTTAGCGATGCTTGCGTCTTGACATGGGAAACCTCCGCTGAGAACGTCAATTCGTCCATTATACTTAGTTGCGTCGAAGTCGTGTATGTCTGCGTATTGTTCTGCATTGGGAAAATGGTATTTGAGGATTTTTTGGGGGAATTCTTCCCACTCGCAATTAAAGACATTAGTAAACCCTGCCCATTCAGCTGCTAGGTCAAAGCCTCCAATTCCTGAAAAGAGTGATCCATGTGTCATAATCCGCAATGTCCTGAATCGCATTCGCTGAAATCCTTGAAAGATAATGCGTGCTGTAGTTTGTGTTTTTTTATCTGATCGTAAGTTGTCTCTTTCCCTACTAGAAATATATCGTTCGGATAAGTACGGTTTCGCTCCTGACTTGCAAACCATTCCATTTTATTTGGGTGCTTGTCAAACATAGTGCGAAGCAAAATAGGGTTTCTGTGAAAGCATCCTACGCAGTTATTTTTTTCTGCAAATCGAACGGGTTTGTCTTTCCAAAACTCAACTATCTTGTCGCGGTAAATCCCGTCCTGTATCATTGGAAAAACTGGCTTTTGCCACGCTGTTTCCGCCCATTTATTGTTTCCGTTTGTGTGCTGTCCAACAATATGCTTTTGTTCTAAAAGACCGTCTGCATTGCATTTACTAAAATGAGATGCCGCCCTTCGTTCTTCTCCTGCTCGAAATCCTATCTGCATTTTAACTGGCTCGTTTATTTTTTCTCTCCACCATTCGAACATTGGTTTCAGCTTCATAAGTGCGGTACAGTATCTGCGTAAAGGACTCGGTAAGACTTTCCCGTGTTTTCCACTTGTGATTTCGTCAAACGTAGCTCCTGTGACCCAATCAATGGACTCGCCTAGATATTGCTCAAGGTCAAACATTGTGTGCAGGATAGTATCGTCTTCTGCCGTGGCTATAAACTCCTTTCCAATTCGATCGCTTACCGCTTGAACTAGTTT